CTCCTCCCATGCTTTGACATCCATGTCTACCATATAATCAGTATATTTAAGATGAGTTACAATTTGATTCCAATGTTCGGAATTTGGATTAACGCCTAAAGCAAAGGGCATACTACCTCCATCAGCCCAAACTTTCTTAATTAGGGTGTGTAAATCTTTAAAAATTTTCATAAAGATAATTTGATGAATCATATTGCCCATACCAACTGTACGGGTTTTTGGAGTTAGAATTTTGTTTGGACCAACAAGCTCTTTCTTTCTGAATTCTAATTTCACATTTTGAGGAACAATACCGGAGATATAAGATGATTCATATCTTGCTACTTCATGGAAAACAATTTCTTGTATATTCCAAGTTCCTCTGTAGTCTTTGCTCATATATGGGGTTTTACCAACAACACCTCTGGCTAATTTGTATGGGAGACCAGCACAAGTACTGAGATCCATTGATGTCGATCCAGGAATTCTAACACCCATGATTGCTTGTTGAGTTGAATAAAGCATTACTTTGTCTAAATTAGGAATATACGTGAGTAAAACAGCTTCATAAAAGTCTTTCATCCACTTTTCTTCAATTGAATCAAACTTAGCAAAATGAGCACCAGATGTTTTATTTAAGGAAACCTCTAAGAAGTGACGAGTTTTATTCCAACGTGGATCAGATTCATCCTGAATAGCTGGTTCTGATTCAACTTTAAATATACCATGGAACGGAGTTTCACGATAACCTTTAGTCTTGGAGATGGATTGAGTTGGATAAGGAGATTTCTTAATTGTTTGATTGTAGTTAAAAATTGTATGAGCTGTGTGGTCTGGATCAAGAGTTGTTTCTATTGGATTAACAATGATTTTGTCTTTAACTTCAAATTTCTTGAGAGTGTGTTCAATTTCTTCACGTGAGATTATACCGATAAAAGCTTGATTTGTTAAAACATTACGAGCAGTTAATAAACCTAAAATGTGACCACTTAACATTGTGTTGTCATGAGTGAAAAGGGAGCCGGATTCTCCTAAATTTACATGCATGTTGACTGCCATTAACCTTTCTTGTTCAATTATATCAAGATCAGGGGTGATTGGGATGAGAGGGAGGAATTTTCTATCAATAAATTTATCATCTCTATAGATCACAGGCATGGCACTTGATGTTCTAAGATTTGACATCTTATTTTGAATGTCCATTTCACTCATAAATCTATTAACAATTGTTCGACGAGTTCTGACAGAATTGAAATTTATTAAAGCGGCATCTGTTTTTAAACGCATATTGATTCTATGGTAGTCAGAAGGACCAACATATTGATCAATAGTAATTCCGGTTATTGGATCAAATAACTCAATTTTGGTGTTTTTCTTGATTAGGCTAGTGCAATGATGATTAATCATAAATATATTTCCTTGAACACCATTGGCGATGAATTGAGATTCGCCAATTTTTACAACAAGAAGTTGTCTTTCGAGACCATCTGCATGATTTTGATAATGTTTATCAACCTCTTCTTTTTCAAGATAAGTGTGTTGAGTTCCAGTACCAAAAATTTTGAGTGGTTTTTGTCCAGGGGCATACA